ACCTGGTTCTCTGTTACCGATTACTCGGTTCTCTTATCAAACGAAGAGCGTTCCGTTCGTGACCTTGCTGTAAGGCTGGATGAACTGACGATTGCTACCCCACTGATACGCCTTGGTGAGACCATCAATAACGATGTAGTGGTAATAGTTCTTAGCATCCCACACGCTGTTCATGATACCGTAACGAGTACGAGCACCAACACGAGGAGTGAGTGTGTCAGGGTCCAAAACCTTCTGGAGCTGGACAGGAACGTATGGACAATAGATGATACCATTGTCAGCAGGGTGAGCACCCTTGTATCCCATGACAACGTAGTCGCCAGCAGCGTAAACGTCGCGGACGAGGAGCTGCTGCCTCTCGTTGATGAGACCAATCTTGGTGAGAGCACCAACACCAGCATCAGGGACCGAAGGAGTATCCTTTGCGGACTGGAACGAGACGAACTTGTTCATGCTCAGCTGTTCGAGGAGGGCACAAATCCTTGGTGACGTAATCACGAAGTTAGCGTGTCCACGACGAGTGCGGAGAGCAATCTGGTTTGCCTCAATCGTAATCTGGGTGAGGAGCGTCTGGAGACGGCCCATCTGGTCAAGACCATCTGCGAAAGCAGGGTTCCAACCAGAGATAGAACCACCGAGAATAGCTGTCTTAACCATCTCAGTGACGAGCTGACGGTCGATTTCTGCACCGAGCTCATATGTGATGAGGTTGACGAACTCGGACTCAACGTCGAAGTTATGGATAGCTTCCATATCCTCAGCGAGTTCAGGCGACCAACCAGCACCGAGCTTACGCGTCTTAGCCTCAACCATCGTCTTGAGGAAGTCGAAGGAGACCATTGGGTAAGAACCGTTGCTGAATCTTGCGTACTCAGACTCGACTCCGAGCGGAGCACCTGTGCCACCCCATGCGTTGTTGCTGTTCGTGCCCATGTAAGCAGCCCAAGCAGCCGAAGGAGCGATGTTGGAGCTTGTATCACCAACAACCTGAGAAGCCTCAGCCGTCAGCGACGTGAGGTTTTCACCCCTGACACCAGTGTACTGCGTGTTAACTGGGTCGAACGCCATTTCCTGAGCTGTGAGCGAGAGGTTCTGGTCGGATGTGAGAGCCGCACCGAGAACACCATTGTTGCCGTACTTAGCACGGTATGCGAGAGCATAGCCGAGCGGACCGTTGAGGGCCTGAACACCAACGAGCTCATGTGCAATGAGGGATGGGAACAGACGACGGACCATAGGCATGATTACGTTAGGGAGATAGAAGTCACCATAATCCTTGCGGTCCTGGCGACCAAACTCACCCTTCAGATAACCAACGGACTTCTTGCCCTGAATAGGCTTCTGTCCAACAGCCGCGAGAGGTCCACCCTCACCAGCAGTCATACCAGTCGCCTCTGTCAGGAGACCAGCCTTAGCGAATTCCTTCGCCGTATTTTCGAGAAGCTGCGACGTTGCTTTCTTTACCTCGTAAGACTGAATCTTGTCGGAACCAGCCTCAACGATAGGAGCCCAACGCTTCATAATCGTCTCGATATCTTCTTGAATAACTCTTGCCATTGTTTTTTTCCTTTTTAGGCATTAGTTTTTTGGGGTAAGACGTGCCAGGGTTTCAATCCAGGACTGCATCATCGATTCGGTGACTTGGACTCCGACTTCCTCTTCATCATCGGAAGCTGTCGTCTGCGTCTCCTCTTCTCCGCTGTCTGCATTGTTTTCCGTTCCCTGGTCTCCATCTGTACCAGTCTTTTTGGAAGAATCACCTTCCATTATTTCGGTGATTGCCTCCTCCAAGTTCTTTTCCTCTTGTTTTGAATCCTCATCAGCCTTGATTTCCTCACAGACTGATTCAAGAACGGTCTTATAGTTCTTGTTGATGTCCTCGACCGTCATCTTGCTAAGACGCTCACGCATCTTCTGGGATTCAACTATAGGTAAATTCTTTGTCTTTTCTGCGATGAGGTTTTCCTTGACGAGAGTTCCATATTTCTTGGAGAGCTCCTCGTTCTTCTTTGTCGATTCCTCAATCGTCTTCTTGTACTCTTCGAGCTTGTCCTTGAGCTCCTTGCTCTCGTTGCTCATCTTCGCCTCAAGCTCTTCCTTCACGGAAGCGACCTTCTTCTCGACCGCATCATCGTTGACGAGAAGCATTCCCTTGAGAGACTCGTGGATTTCCTCCAGCTTCTGCATCCTGCCGTAGTCGACAATGCTCTTCTTCGGGAGAACTTCCTGAACATACTGGTCAAGATATTTGTCCATAGCTTCGACGAGAACATCCTGGGACTTCGCGAAATTGATTTTTGCATTGAGAAGGTCAATCTTGTTCGACTTCTCGAAGACTTCCTTCTGGTGGGTCTTGATACTCTCGAAGACCTCCTTGAACTGCTTCTCCATTCTTTCCTCGACAATCTTCTTCGTCGCCTTTATCGCGGAATCTCTTGTCTCGGTGAGCTTGGCCTGGAAATCCAGCATAAACGTGTCAAGACTCTCCTTCTGCGATTCGGTAAGCTTGACTCCGACTTCCTCAAAGACCTTGAGCAATTCGTCGTATTTCTTCTGTAGAGTTTTCAATGCCATATTATAAATTCCTGTTCTAATTCTTATTTACACAAATGCAATGCGAATGAGTTCCGAGAGTTCATTTTTAGTTATTTACCAAAATCGATTACGATTCTCCTCCGAGTCCAAACGACGGCTCTTCATTGGTCTTTTCCTCTCCACCTTCTTGCGTTGCTGGAGCCTCTGGAGCCTCTTCAGCTCCACCCGTTTCCTCTCCGCCAGTCTCTTCCACTCCAGACTCTTCTCCAGAGGTTTCATCTTCCTTGCCCTCTTCACCAGACAACCTCAGTGGCGACTTGAAGTCGAGAGGCTTGTTGTCGTCACCTATCTTGTCCGCGTAGTAGTCTGCGAGTGCGACGAGCTGCTTTTCTTTGATTAGGTTGAGGAAGTTCTGGTCGATTTCCTCATCGGTCATCTTGAGAATCTTCTTCATTGCGTTAATCTTGGAGAGTTCCTCCTGGTCGACGACAGCCTTGTACGTATCCATCATCGCAGTCGTCCTCTTCTGGGTCTGATAGAGGTCGTAGAGCACTGGAGTGACGAAATCGACGCTGAAATCAGACTCTTTCAGCTGATACTGCTTCCAGAGGCTGTCAGTCTTGTCGGTCTTGTTGAGAAGCTTCAGATGAGTTATGAATGCCCTCTTGAGCCCCATCGACATCCTGCGTTGGATGCGGATGACGCTTCTCGCCATCGAATATTCCTCATATGTGATGGTGTCGTCACGCTCAAGTGAATTCTCTGGTGCCTTATATCTTGAGAACGGCACCTTGAACTGCTTGAACAGACGGCGAAGGAAGAATTCGATATCGGCAATCTGCTCGTAGTCCGCAGTAGAACCGACGGATTCCACCGTCGTTCCGTCGTTTGCGTTCGTCTTGCCGAAGAAGTACGTCTCAAGCATCGAGACTGGATTGTAGACTTGGGTTATCTCCTTTTCTCCCGTCTGGTTCATGTCGCGAGACGAAACAATCTTTTTCGATTTTAGGTCGTTGATGAAATCCTTGACCTTCTGTCTTGCGACCTTATCGGGCATTCCACCGACGTTGATGTTGAAGAGAAGACGCTCTGGAGCCCTCGTTACACGAAGGATGACGGCAGCATCTTGCATAAGAGCAAGCTGATGGTATGCCTGTTTGCATTTCTCTATCAGAGGGAATATCATCAGGCCGTCTGGGGAAGTTTCACCAGAGGAAATGTATGTAAGCTGAGGCCACAGAATCGGAATGACGTTTTCCTTGTCGAAATCCACATTCGTCTGGACCTGAATCATGTTGTTGAAAATCGTCCTGCCGCCGATGCATGCATTGGAGATTATGCTCTTGAGGTCGCGGTTGAGATTCTCCTTGTTGAATACGATACCGAGCGAGCGGCCAGTCTGACCGTCAAGCATCGTCTCGTAGTATTCGGTCGGAAGGTATTTTACGCCTATTATTCCGAGCTCTGGCTTCTCTGGATTGATTATGTTCTCGAATGCGACCTCACCTTCGACAAGGAGCTTCTTCACCATCCAGAAAGCGTCGTCCTTGAACTTGAAAAGCTCTATGAACTTGTCGAACTGGAGCTGGAGGATTGTTCTCTTCTCTTCGTCGAGGTGCTTCTTGTTGACTGGGATGTTCAACTTCACCACCTGGCCAGAATCATCCTCGTGGAGAACGTCGTCGGCGATTTCACAAAGGCAGAAATCGCATTCGGTGTACATCGCCATCGCACGGTACTAACGGATTCTTTCCGCCTTGTTCGTCACGAGAGGAAGAGCGAGTGTCCCCTCGAACATCGAAGAGAAATATCTCTCTGGACCAGCAAGAGGTGTGCTTGCCTTGTATCGGGACACCACCGAACGCCTGTCGATTATCTCGGCTATGTTGTTCTGTGCGTTGTTGAACACCTCAAGGTTCGGGTTCTTCTCCAACGCATCCTGTCCGAATTTGGACTACTGCTGCTGGTCCAGAACCTGTTCCTGGGAATGGACAACACTCTTGTTCCGATTGCTGTTCCTGTATTTCTGAAATATTCCGTCAAATACCGCCATACGTCATCTCAAAGAATCATTACGAATTTGGATTCATTCCATCATCCCAGCTCTTGAAGCTGTCGTCATCTTCGTCGCCGAAATCGTTTACGAAACCACCCATCTGCCTCGTCCAGAAGTCCTTGTCTTCATCTGGGTCATCGGCCTCATGCTCATCGTCGTATTCGTCTTTGTTGGAATCGTCCTCATCATCGTCATCGACAGATGTGACTGGATGTCCGAGGAAGCTTTCCTCATCTTCGATTTCCTTCTGGAGAATCCACTTGTCGAGACTTGTCTTGGCTGGGCCTGCGAACCAGTCGAGCTTGTCGTTCGGGTCGATTCTGAGCCTTACGCAAGCGACCGCCGCGTCCATGTCCTCAAGATACTCGTTCGGGAATTTCTTTTCGAGCGTCTTCAACATCGCCTTTATCTCATCCGCAGGGACGGTAAACTCGAATTTCTTCTTCGAACCGTCATTCATCGTGACTTCACCAGCGACCTTGCCGTTGTAGAGTTCGTCAATTTCGACGCTCTTCACCTTGTCGGCAATCTTCTGCTGCAATTCCTGAGTACTCTTGCTGCGATTGTTGAAGCTTGCGATAATCTCATCGGCTGTCATGGCTTCGTCTGTCGTCTCCTGAGAACCAGCGTCTTCGCCAGACGTTTCCTCGTCGTCACCCTTTTCGTCTGGAAGGGTCTGTGTCGAAGTTGCAGAAAGAGCGGACTTATCTTCATCCGATTCCTTCAGATTTCCCTCGATATTTCCGCCCTTGTCAAGACTCTTGTAGTAGTCTTCGATTGTGTTCTTCAACTCTTCGAATTCGGACGACTATGCGTCGAGTGAATCGTTCGCTGCGTCGTCGGGGTTGTACGAGAAGGTGCTTTCATTTACCATGGCCACCCATCTCTTCATGCAAGAATCAAAT